CGTTCGAGGAAGACCGAGCGCATTATTTATTGCACGCACTTTTGCTCGCGCGACATCTAAAGACGTTCCAAGATTGCACATCAACATTAAAGAACTCTCCCAATTTTTTCGGCAACATAGGTGCGCATAATATCACGATCAGCCACGCTTAGATCGCTAGAGAAACAAGCTGCAAAAGCAACATCAAAATCGCTTGCGCTCGTTCCTTCTCTGCACCATTGAAGCAGATCAAGAAACGCACGATCCTTCGAATGTGCAGTGCCAACTGTTTCGACAGCATCTACAAAGAGAGATCGGCTTGTAGTAGTATTTTGCCGCCATATTGCAACAATCCATCCCGGTCCATAGTTTGCCGAGACCATGTACGGACTGGCGTCCGCAGGGGATGATGTGAATAAAGTTGGCCCGCCAGTGGAATTTTTTCCGAAAAGAATCTGAGACCCTCCGCCGCTCGGCGAGGGCGGCGTAGAATAGTTGCTTACGAGCGGGTGCTGCGCTGATACTGGCGAACGCCACGCAAAAATAAACGTAAACGATGGTTCGTCAACACGTGAAGAAAATGGCGCAACAATTCCCGTGTCGTGTGTTGATGAACCAGAAAATTTTGCAAAACTAAACGAGCCCGAAGTATTAACGATTAAAGGTCTGCAATCTCTCGTGGAAGAAATAAATGGTCGATTATTCCTGCTAACATCGTACGCATAAGCAATTCGATCCGAATATGTTGCCAACGTACGAGTATCCGTAAAGTCATAAGCCCAAACCGCACCTGTTACTGGCAACGGAGACAACGTTTCGGGAACATATGTCCCGCTGTAGTAATTTGAGATCTTGTAATTCACTTCATCGTCAAAGAATCTGTAATACTTGACCTTCAGCTTTCCTTGAGATAGCTGCTCTCTCCCATGTTGAGTGAGGCAGATTTCCATTACGTTTTCTTTGTTATCGATGAATCCGGACATGCTTTAGTTAGTGATTTTGTACCTTTCTAGATCCATAATCCCTAAAGACTCGAAGCTATCGCACAATCTATCGAACTTTTGTCTTGCTTCTGGGTTCTCCAGATCAGCATTTTCTTGGTCCAAAAAGTCTTGAATAGCCGGAACGGATGAAATCTTTCTCAATTCTTTCATGTTATCTTCTAAGTCCCGGAAAAGAACATTGAAGCAAACTTGATCAATCACAGAAATGTCTTCTCTTTTGTCTAAAATTTCTTTGATTTGATCGTTAATCTTCTTCAGATAAGGAAATTTGCTTCTTTTCATAATTTCATTTAGACTCCTTTGTTCAGACTTTTGACTACCTCGAATCTACAATGAATAAGTATTCCTTATTCCGAAGATGAGACACCTCTCCGACTACATCGCCTTGCGGATTGTGAATTCCAATTTGGGCGCCAACATATCGTTTGTAGTCAAATTCCTTCGTAGTGACCTTTCCCTTGACTTCCAAAATTCGAATGAATGTTTCAAATGGAAGAAACCCCTCGTTCGAAAACGATACCACAATACGCTTCGCTTTGATGGCGTCCACAAGGCTCTGGAAGGCCGCTTCAAACCCCGGCTTAGAGTTGAACTGACTCTTTCTTTCCTTGATGTCTGTGCGCTTCTGCGCAACGCCGTAGGTGTCTGGCTTGTCCCACCGAACCAGCGTTTCCCAAATATGATAGTTTCCAACGTACTTGTGTTGGTTGTATGGCGGATCGAGATAAACAAGATCCACATCTTGAGAACTACTCAGCATTTCTAGAGCATCAAGCTCGAACGCCTTGCAGGCGCCAAACTTTGAGGCTGGATGAAGTTTTGGCATTCTCATAATCAAAGGATTGTATGAACGCTCGGACCAAGACTTCAGATACGCCATCTGAACGCCTGTGGTTGAATCGACTCTGTCTGCTGCCTCCATCAAAGAAACAAGAAGAACAGACTTGAGATTTGGGTCTAGAGATTTCTTTTCGATCGCCTCCCGAATGACATCGACTTTTGCTCCATTCTTCGGTTGGAAGAACTGGCTCTTGACGCAGAATGTATCCTCGAAGTATCCAGAAGGATGCAGATCAGGACGCAAAAGCGAAAGCTCTTCTTTCATGCTTGCGAGTACGTTCAACTCCCGAATGAGCAACAAAGCTTCTTTCTCTACATCTTCAAGATTTGTTTCGACATAACATCGAGCAATAGTTGAAGCGTATGCATTGTGATCGTTGGCGAAAACTTGATAGCCAGCACCTTTTAGTGCATGACCAACACGGGACGTTCCAGAGAAAAGATCGAGTACAGATTCGACTTCCTTCATTTCTTGAACGGTGGACAAAATTGCCGGAAGAAGAAGACGTTTACTGCCAATATATTTGATCACTTGAGTCCTTTAATCATTTAGTTTCGGTTTTCTCTTGGCTGCGCGACGACAGAGACGAGAAAGTCGCTTCTGGCGCTTCCTTTCTTTATCAGAGCTATCATCCAAGGCGTATTTGGCGTGCCACAATCTTTGCCGAAGAGAGAAAGCGCTCTCATCATGATCCTGATCAACATCTACAACATAGGACAAACCTTGTTCGATCTTGCTTTGCAGAACAGCTTTTTCTTCCGAAAGCGTGCGTATACGTGAAGCTAGTGCGTCTCGTTGCCGCTTGATTCTTTCTAGCCTTCTTCGCATGCGCGAGATAGGCAAGGTATCTGGTCGAGTGTCTGGTCTCATGCCCAAAGCTTCTTTTCGCAATCAAATTCTTCGACTGATACCATCATTCCGTGAAATGAATGGCCCTGCACCTTGAGCGAAAACTGCATCTTGAGTTGTCCATCGACGAAATAAAGGTATTCCAATTCGCTCATTCGAACAGATGAGATTTGTCCTGTGTATCTTGACATCATTCGAGAGTCAAGTTCTTCTTCGATGTTCACGTCTGCTCTCCGCAAATACAGCTATTATCGGCCTCTCCTGGTCCTGGATAGGCCGAAACACTCCCATTACATCTTCGGAAACAACCCTCCATGCTGTTTTGGATTGTTTGGGCGTTCGAGCAGGAATGAAAAATATATCCTACCAGAATCATGAAGCAAATGATTCCAATCAATTCTTGAAAATCTGACAGTCCGGAAAAGAAATCTTTCACAAAAGTGCTCCTTGGTTTTGGTTCAGGTTTTGTTTCAGGCGGACAATTGATTCGAAATGGGTCATTCGCAATACTTCTTTCCGTATTTTCTTTCGTATTCTCTAGCTTTTTCAAGCTGTTTTTCCATCTGTTCTTTTTGGTGAATTTTGCTAAGGCTTCGATGAATCTTCGTTGCCAAGACAACCAATTGGTATCGTCGTGCATCTCTTTTGGGGTCTCCTGTTGGTGCGCAAGTGCCAAACCTTCCTCCAGATGGCAACGGCAAATTCATTGGTGCCTCTTATAGAAGCTAACTTCCAGACCAAACACTCGAAAGTAGTAATAGCTGCTCGAAATGTTTTCATTGCAATATCTGTCAGTGCTCAGATAGGAGCCGCCCGAACCTTGATGATACCAATTCCAAGGCCAGACAAAAGTTGTAACAATTCTCTTCTCTTCAAGAAATTTTCTGATATTCATCACATAATCCTTGTAACTAATTTCTTTTGCCGCTCGACTTCTTCGTTTCGTTTTTCTTCGCCTTCGATGGCAAGAATCATTTTCTGAGCACGCAGTCCCACTTCTACGAGAATCTCTAGCGACTCCGTGAATCTTTGCTTGGTCTCTTTTGTTAAGTTCCTCAACGCAAGAGCGGGAGTGTTTCCAATGCCACACCCCGGAAACTGAACAAATTCTGCGCGCCAAACGTTCGATAGTGAAAACCAGTAAAGTCGAATATTTTTGTGAGCATACGAATTTGTATGGATGCCTCCAAATCGCTTTCGCGTATCTTCTTTGTTAACATCCGTAAACCTGAACAGCTTCCCACCAACAACAAATTTCGTTATTGGCTTGTTCAAGAAAGCTTTTTTGTTCCAAACCTTTGCTTCGGTTTTATCTTTGCTCACGATTGTTTCCTCTTCGTCTTCATCTTCGATTCCTGCAATGCGGGCATCCGTTCCAGTCACAAAGCGTTTCAATACCAGAAAGAGTCTTCAGCACTCCGTCCCACTTTTCAAAAAGTTCGTCCGTTCTTTTGCGCATCTCTTCTTTTGACCGCGCTTCACTTTCGCGAGTACGAATCATTTGATCGTACCATTCCGATTCTGCGCGAGACAATGGATCATTCATCATCTTCGTAATCACTTTCGGGCTCCTCGTCAATATCGACAGGTTCCTCAAGCTTCAGGATAGCTTCGTTTCTGGACCTGGAAATTCGTTTCACCAAGGCGTCCAAAGAGCTTCCTTCTTCTTCTTTCTTTTGCGTCTGCTGCACAAGCTTGCCAGCCCTTAGCATAATGTCGTGCAACTCCACCTGCAAGTGGCCTGAGTACGATTTGGTGTCATACTTCTCCGTGTTGCGATTTAGAATAAGTTCTGCATCTTCCGCATTCAAAATTCTGACGTAATCGACCTTCTTCAGTCGATCCATCGATTTCTTTCTTTCAGAAATTTTTAGAGCTTTGCAACTTACGATATGATTGATTATGACCGGATTCTCTTTTACGAATTCCGTAATGAGAATTTCAAACAGCCAAAATTTCTTGATGTTTTCTTCAATGCAAAATCTAGACAGAGAATCGAAATCTCTATCGTACATCTGAAAGATAACTTCTTTCATATCTGGCACGATCTTTTCTTTCTTAAATCGTGCGACTGCCGCTTTCTTGAATCTATCCCTAAACTCCGGAACTCTCTTTCGAACAAGTTCGATAATATCAGATTTCAAAAAGACGATCCCGCTAACAACAAGATAATCGAAGAAGGGCTGAAATCCTACTTCGTGCTTCTCCAGCATTTCTCGAAAGTCTTTCTCAAGAGAAAGCGGATACTCGGCCTTTTGGCGCCGAGTTTTTGTAGCTTGCTTTCTTGTTGTTGGCGTGGATGGCGACTTCATCTTCCCTCAAATCATAGAAGCTTGGAAAGAATCGACTCATGCTCCTTGAAGCTGCGTCGAAATTCTACATCGCGAGACGTTCGCTGAAGCCTGCGAAGATTTTCAAGAACGAATTTCAAGGATTCCTTTTGTTCCTGCGAGAGCGAGTTTTCCGGAATTCTTCGCATCTCCGCAATATCCTTCTCTACCTCTGCTCGGACCTTTGCGCCCTCGGCAAGAAGCTCCTTCATTCGATCTTCGCCCATCTTCGGACGAACTTCTTCGGAATCCTTCTCTTCAACAATCTCAATGTCCTTTTTCTTCATTGCCATTGATCAAATCTCCTTCAGGTAGAAAATGGAGACGCGTCCTTCTTCTCCATGTACTCTTGATAATTTCGACGAGCCTCTTCGATCTCCGACTCAAGAGCAGACGCAACCTCAAGATCGATGCCGAACTTGGCTGCTTGTTGCGCCAAGAGAGCGCCAACCTTGTCGATGCCTTCCTTTTGCTCTTCCGTGTCAACTACGCAAACGTAGCTCAGCGAAACACTCTCCGTCAAGCGACCCTTGCATCCAGAGACGGATCCAAGCACGTTGCGGATTTCCTGAGCCATCTCTCCCAAATTTTCGAACTTCTTATCTTCGTTTGTCATATTCATCCTTTCAAAACTTTTTGCTTCGACTTTGCTACAGATTCCTTGACTTCGCTCTTGGAATATCCACATAGCGGACAAGAAACATTTCCAACGTCATTGCCGTTTGGAGTGGGAAGCTCCCATTCCGAATTGCATTGACCACACTTAATTTTCCTGAGATTCATAGACTTTCCTCTCTTTATTTAGAGCTCCTCTTCTTGTTTTGGTTCGAGAATGTCAATTTCTCCACCAGAATCCATGTCAAAAAGATCAACCATCGCACGGATTGAATTTGCGCTGTCCTCGAAAAACGAATCAAGATCAAAGTGTCTGTCTGTTTCAATTAGATCGTCGGTAAATTTCACTCCTTCGAGTTTCGACATGGTGATAGTGACAGAGCCGTCTGGCTTCTTTTCAATTTTCATGCTTTTCCTTCCAATTCGCTCAAAGCGAGCTTCATATCTGCAACACTTTCGAATTTTCCCAAGGCGTCTTCGGACTTCTTGATTCTGTTTTTCAAGTCTTCAATTTGACTAGAAAGTTTTGCTTTCGAGTCCTTCCTTTCTTGATAATTGACCCAATTGTCAATAAACAACACAAGACGAATTTCATCTTCGGAGACTTCTTCCTTGACCTCCACAAATACTTTGCGTCTCAATTTATCGTAAGTTACAGATTCTCCATCAAGAAAGTCGACAATAGACAAATTGTCGTCTAGGTCGCAGTATTTTTCCAGATATGTTTCGATTGGCACCGAGTAAATTCTATTAAGCCCAAGTTCTTCAGTGCAATAAACAGCAGGATCACGCTCAATTCTCAATTCTGAAAAGTTGATATCAGAGACGACTGGAATGAAAAAATTCTTCTCTTTCCAAGTTTTCAAAATCCTTACACAATTTTCGTAATCCTTCTTTGTCAAGTTTGGCTTGAATTTTTTTGGAATAATCGTCGGAAGAGTCGGCTTGCCTCCCTCCCAAAGTACAACTCTAAACTTGCCATCGCCGAGATAATTGTGCTCTCGAATAGCATAACAAACATCCTTCATTCCATCCTCGGAGATGCTGTAATAGATGTCTGTTGTACGAGCACCAAGAGGCTTCCAGTGCCTTCTGCTGTTTTCTTTCTTTTCAAAAAGCTCAATTTTCATATTCACTCCCAATGAAATGCACGATGTTCGTTCAACTGACTCTTATGATCTAGAGAGTGCGAATAAACCTCCATCACTCGTTGCCCTTCGGCACACTTGCGAGGGTTCTGTCCTGGCATGACATGGACGGGGTAGTCTTCGTAATCAAACGTATCACAACAGATAATTGTGTGGGTGGCACCCTTCTCCTTGCCTTCAGTAAGCCATTGTGCGATTTCGGTTCTGGTAGTCATACTTTCATCCCTTTCTGGAACATTTTCATCGAAAAGTTGCGTGAGGTTTGCTTTCGTGATGTCCCGAAGAAGAGGTTTTGTAAAAAACAGATCGACATTGAAGTTCATCAAGATTCTCCGCTCCGCAGTATGAGAAGCCAGACCGAATTCCGTCTTCAAGACCAGAAATGACTGCTCCTGCGCCGCCAACACCAAGAACAAAGGTCTCAACTCCCTCGATATGTTTATGCTTCATCGAAGCTGCTCGCTTGGTGTATTCTGACGCATTTCCACGATAGCGTTTGTACGTGGCGCCCTCAAGCTCAACAAATTCTCCAAGAGCTTCGTTCGTTCCAGCCAGAAGAGATCCGATCATAACAGCAGAAGCGCCCGCCGCAAGACTCTTCACGATGTCTCCAGAGTTTTTGATTCCGCCATCGGCAATCACGGAGATGCCCGGAGAATGCTCTTGGAAGTCCAGAATCGACTGGAAGGTCGGAAGACCGCACCCTGTCTGAATACGAGTCGTACAGACGGCGCCAGAGCCTACGCCAAGCTTGAACACGGTATGCTCCGGGCTTGCGTCCAGATCTCGAAACCATTCCGACGCTTCGTCTGGATATGCGAAATTTCCGATCATCAAAGGGTGGGTCGGAAAAGCTTTTCGAAATTGCTGTGCAACCTGATAGGTTCGAGGTTGATCTCCGTGGGCTATATCGATGCAGATGAGATTGGCGCCTGCTTCCACCAATCGCTTTGCATCGTCGAGAGCGGACTTTCCAATTCCAATCGAAGCTCCAATCAAACCTTTCGGTTTTCTGGCGCGGAATTTCCCAATTCGAATAGCTTGATCCTCGCTCATTCGATCAAGGATGGCCATTCCTCCACAAGCATTCATCACCAATGCCATCTCAAGAGAAGCGATGGTTGGCATGTTTGAAGAGATGATCGGAAGCTCCAAAGTCAATCCTGCGATCTTGGTACCCAGATCAATTCTAGATCGGCTCTTTCCTCTAAAATGATTCGGTCGTAGCAGCACATCATCGAAGCAAAGCGCTTCTTCAATTTTCTTAATCATCGGCTTACGTCCTCTGGCCATGTTACTCCTGTAATTTTTTCACCTCTCAAAAAACTTTGCTTCATGCTCTCCTTTCCAGATGAACAATCATGAGCTTGCTGCAAAGCTCTTAGAAAGTCGAAAAATTCAATTCGGTCACTATCGCTACAAAATTCCACCCACTCTCGCAATTCGGGAATAAGCTTTCCTCGATTACTATATGCGGGATTGCTATTCCAATTTCCTGCTATATCTTGAATCAGTCCGGGATTGCCTTGCGTACAGTTTTGTTGATTCGGCCACGGAATGAGCCAGCCGAGAGCGCAGTGGAAACCCGGCTTTCCGAGGTTCCATTGACACTCATCGCCATTTCTGGCGCACTGCTCCCAATCTTGAGAAGCCAGACCTCGAACTGATGTCTCGAACGCAAACTGTCTTGCTTCTTCTAGAGAATTGATCTTCATTTCATTCCTTTCGTTGGCGGCCCGAAACCATTTGGATTTCGTTTCCGGAGTCTAGCCATCTCATTGCGGTAATGTTTTTTTCGTTGTGGCGCTCTGATTCCATCATCCATTCGAGATAGTTTGCATGATTTGCAAATAACCAGTTCTTGAAATATGGAATCGACTCTTCGTTGTCAAAAGTTAAAGTGAGAACTGCTTGAATGTCGCTATCTGCGGCCGTGACGTAGTCCTCGTCATATTGCGAATCTTCGCAAGAACATTCAAAATTATCGTACGTGCTACTGACGATTTGATAAAAGCTGTCCTCTTCCATCGAGCCGAGAACAAACGGATATTGCGAATCCAATTCACCCCTCGTGTAGTAACCATAGTCATCTTGATCCATTGTGGCGACGGCTTCCGCGAACAACACTCGAAACAACGTCTCTCTTGCTGCGGTCGCAGGAACGAAAACGATCTTTCCTCCACTGGACAGATTTGGATCTTCTGAGCACACAACGGTTCCAAGATTGTGAAATCTTTTGGGAGGCGCAAAATTCTCAAGATCTTTCACGCGCGCTGCTTCATCCTGTAACGCTTTCAAAATTTGTTTGTAGGGATACTTTCCACTCATTTCTATTTTCCTTTGTTTCTATTTCGAACGTAATCAGTCAGAGCGCAGACAACAGGCTGAATGACTCCCACATCATAGAACCCTGAACTGTGAACGCAATTGATTTCGACAACCTTGAGGCGATATTCTCCCCGATAGCCCGACTCGCAAGGACAAAGAGCGACATCCAAAACGAACGCTTCTGCTTCGGAAATCTTTGCGCCCTGAATCCTTGCGAACTCGGTGATCTCTTCTAAGCGGTCCTCTTCGTCTTCATTGAGAAGTCTTGGCGCGATTTTTCCGTTGTAGCTATACAAAACAACAGCAACGACTTCGCCACCAATCCACCAAGTTCTGTACTCCGATCCAATGTGAACTGGCTCATTGACCCAAACGATTGTATCTGGCTTCATCTCAACAGAACCAACCTGAGCTTTTCCGTAATAGATGTTTCGAAACATATTTGCATCCATCACTTTTCCAGAGAAAAGCTTGATGCCAACATCTGGACGAACAAAGAAGTCCTTGTCGGACGTTGGAGAATTCGCAAGCTCTTCTGCTGTCATCTTCCTTGCACCAGCGTTCAAGTAGTCTTCCCCGAATCTGGGACCGTACCAAGAGACAGCATGCATTTCTGGACTATAGAAAAGCGCAGCTTTCTTTCTCAATTCTGGATTATCGTTCACAAGTTGTACGAGCTTTGTAGAACCATAATAGATGATCTGTTCGTCATCTTCTTCTGTCGAAAAGATCGGAACATCATTTCGGAATGGCTTCAACGGAAATGCACCCCACCTGATATCGAAAGAGTTGAAAACCTCAACCATTGTTGGCGTCGTGTGATCAACGAACCGAAGTCCTGATTGAAACAACCACATCACAGATGACCATTTCTTTGAATCAATCATTCAATTTGCCTCCGTTTCTTCAAGAAGACGTTGTTCGTCATCTTCTCCGTCGTCGAATTCTTTGAACGCAAAAAAGCCACAAGGTTCAGGCAACTCTGGTATCCCGATGTAATATCTTCGGTTTGATTCAAATGATCCCTCTTTGGCAAAACCTTCCTCAAAAACAGTTTTTGCAATAGTTTTTATGCCGGTTTTGACATTTTCTTCTGGCGCGTCTGGAAGTATGGCGATCTCTAATACGAACACTTTTCTTTTCATGATTTACTCATTTCTTGTTCGATCAGGGCCATTCGACGATCGAAGTCTAGCTCAAGTTCCCTCTTCAAGCTTTGCAGCGCTTGAATTCTGTCCGACTCCCAAACACCAGTACCAATCCACTCCTGCTCGCCAAGTATTCGATCTTCCAAGACCAAACTTGCGCAAACTGAACCTTGATGATGAATAACGATTCTTTCCACGAATCTTTTATTATGGGCCGCCATTCTGTCTCCTTTCGTTCCACGAGCCAGTCTTGGATAGTCGCAAAGCCTCTTTGGCTAGCGCACGAACAGCATTCTCGTAGTCTGCAAACTTCGCAACCTTATTCTCTTCCCAGCCTTCATTTATTCGCCATTCAAGCCAATCTTGAAGTTCCAGAAGAAAATCATTCTGATACCCTTCCATCGATCCCGAAGCATGTTGAGCTAAAATTTCTGAAGTTTCCAGTAAACAGTAAACGTATCTCTTGTCTATAAAATCTTTCATGTTCAACCTTTCTTCAAATTCGACAACATTGATTGCAAGAACGAATCCTGAAATTCTCCATTCTTCTTTTGAGATTCCAACCAATCCAAAAATGTCTTTCCAGGATTAGAGAATCTCCACATCTGGACACCCATCAATCCTGACCCTCTCTGAATTGCAATTGCAAATTCTTTCCTGGAATCGCAAAGGTTATACTTGAACTCTTCATCCAAAGTTGAGATTAGATCTTTCAAGTCTTGCTTCATCTTATCGAGATTGACAATCATGTCTTCTTCAAGAACAGAACGAACATCATCATCTTTCTGAAGAAGAATCAGTTCGAGCAAATTCTTTCCTGAAGAAATGGCCTTATCCTTCAGACGATGTGCCGCTCGATAAGCTGGGGACTTGCACTTGACTCGATTGAAATTCGAATCACAGATGACCAACCCTTCGGAAGTCAAATCCAGGTTGTTCACCCAATCTTGATATTCTTTTGAATTTGTTTGAACGACAGGACAAATTGGGATCCTGTATACTTGATCAGAATTTCTAGGCGATGGCGGATTTGAGAATGTGAATAAATCGCCATATCGAAGATGGTCAAGATGAAAATGGTGTAGAGGAATTTCTTCCAAAGTGAAACCTCTATATCCCAAAAGAGTCAAAGATCTTTTTTTGTTTCGAACTACAATTTGGTTCTCTGGAGTGCAAAGCTCAAACATGTAAGTGAAACCCTCGTGAAAAATGTTTCCGGCACAATCAAATCCATGAACCATTACCTCCTCCCAAGTGTCCCAGAACAAATCCTCGAAGGTTCTTCCTTCCGAATTAAAGGGAACATCCGCATCCGGAACTGAACGTGTTGCAATACACCATTCATGCAGGGTTGGATCGAAATAAACAATAGTAAGAGTTCCGTCCAATTTTGTGTAATAGTTCGCGGTTTCCCAATCAATCGTATCTGCGTTCGAATCTTCGGAATTGAAGAATCTGCGGAACGGAAACGCCAAAACTCTCGTCTCTCCAACAATCTTTTCTGGGTCGATACTCGCTCCAGATTCGGTTTCAACCGCTTCAAGAATCAGTCCTCGGCACTCTTTCGTTCGAGGATCTTTCGGATCGCACTTGATCTGATTGTAGTTCAGTGAGAACTTTCTTGCGTTTCTTGTTGATTTACGAAACTCAATTCCAATAGAATCAAGATCGTTCAATGAGTGTGTTTCGAGAAACTTTTGAATTTCAAGCTTCATATTGTTCCATTCTTTCAATATCAAAGACCTCTTTGAAAATTTCTACTTTGACCCAGCCAGGAATAGGTTCATCTTCCGGATTGTTTCTGAACTTGGTTGAAATTTTCACTATCATGAAATCTGTCGTTTCTGACACAAGCTCAACCTCATGCCACGCGAAAGGTTGAAGTACGTACTGCAACGGTACCATTTCAGGAACAGCGTAATCCTTTTGATGATCGCCAAGAAATGGACAAAGGTACCAAGATTGCTTCATGAAAATTCTTATTTGCATTCTTTCTTCTTTCAATCGAGCATTTTGTTGAGGTACGAACCTTTGGCAACATTGATCCAGCCTTCGTTTCGATAAAGCTCAGACCAATAAATTGAGTTCAGTTGCCATCCGCCTCTCGGTTCTCTAAAGAAGTAATTGAAAGTCAAGTCTTGACCAATCACGTCCGTAATCGTCAGCTTGAAATATGGATTACCAGACTTCTTGCCAATCACGGTCTTTACGTCCTTGAGAATGAACCAAATCTTGGACCTGACCTCGCTCAAGTCAGACAGGGGCATGATGCCATTTTCCCGAAGCCTGTCAATGGTCTCGGCGTCAATGAGCAAGTCTTTGTCGTAAATACCCAAGAGAGTCCGCTGGGCTTCGACCCTGTCTCTATCGTCAAAGTCTTCAGTGGAAACTTCGGCAGCCAAGGCTTGGAAATCAAAACTCTGATTTTCTTTCGACTTCCAATTGTCAATTAAAACCCTTCGCATGTGTGCATGGTTCAAGAATGGCGCAGGGAAAACTCCCAATCCATCCAAAGCCTCAAGTCGAATTAGACCATCGAGGGCGGCTTTGTTGAACTTGCTAAACTTCCAAGTTCGTTTGGTCTTGAACTTTCCCTCCTTTTTCATTGGGACTTGCTCGATGTCCCAGAAGAAGCTTTCAAAATTTAGGGCGCCATCTCCAGTCTTTGTCCACTTCTTTCGTTCCTCGATCAACTCTTTCGTTGCGACGGCGCCGAATTTCTTAACCAAAGTGAACGGGGGATAGACAACATTGTCAACAACAGAATACGTTTCTTGACTCGTAAGAATGTCAAGCGTGCCAATCTTATATCCAAGAGCCTCAACTTCTGCCGTTGCAGAATCCGTATCCGGATCATTCTCAAGATAGGAACAAATCCATTCATTCGGATAATGATGAAAAAGATATGCACATTGATACGAAAGATATGCGTATGCAATACCGTGAGATTTGTTGAAACCGTAGCTAACGAACGGCAAGATTTCATCTTTCCACAATCTTGTGGCTCTCGATTCGGAAATGCCAGCTTCAACGCAGCCCGCAATGAATCTTTCTCCGGCTTCGTTTCGCTTGATAAGCATTTCTCCGCCAAGAGATGTTATAGGTTTAACGAGCAGCTTTCTAAGATCATCAGATTCTACCAAGGAGAATCCGGCCAATTTGTTAGCCAATTGCATGAACTGTTCCTGGTAGATCAAAAGTCCGTAAGTTGGACCCAGAACTTCCTCAATCACTGGATGATAGAGATCAATATGCTCTGGGTTCTCTTGAAAGTAGACGTACTTCTTATCGGCGTTAGACTTCAAGGGACCAGGACGATAGATCGAAGTGATATTCGAAATGTCCTTGATCGACTTAGGTTTCGCCATCTTGCAGAACTCTTGAGCATTTCTTTCTGCAAATTGGAATGTTCCACAAAATCTTCCCTGATGATAGACAGATTCGAAAACTTCAATATCGCCCTGCTTGAGAACCGATGGATGAATATTCTCATCATAGAATTTGTTCACTTGCTCAGAACAAACTTCGATTCCTTCACTCCGAAGAATGCCTTCGATGCAGCCTCGCATGATTCGAAGAGTCGAAAGGCCCAAGAAATCGTATTTGATGAATCCGAAAGGTTCAAGGTGCTTTGCTGTCAATCCTTCTCCCCATGGAGTTTGATCGACTCCTCGAATGCGAATGATTGGCATGTTCGCAGATGCATCTTCTGTAATCACGACTCCGCCTGCGTGTCGACTGATCGTCTTTAATTGTTTGTAAAGAACTTTGATCGAGTCGGCTACAGTTGGATATTTGTCAATGAAATCTTTGAACGTTGGAGAATGTTTGTAGGCGCCATCAAAATCAAACTGATATAGCTTCTGGTCGTTGTCGACGGCATCGAGAAGAGGTTGGCGCGCCTCTTCCTCCATTCTCGAAGTCACGAGATTAACTTCTTCGTACGGGATTTGTTGGAGCTTTGAGATATCCTTAACCAAAGACTTCAGCTTCATCGAATTGAAGTTGGAGATCGCAATAATGTTTTCGGTTCCAAAGTGCGACCGAAGAATGTCCAAAACCTCGTCTCGATCTTCGATGTCGCAGTCAATATCGGGCGGCTCGTTTCGGTTTTCGCTCAAGAAACGCTCGAACAAGAGTCCATGCTCAACTGGATCAATCAACGTAATTCCGAGCAAGAATACGACAAGGCTTCCTGCGCCAGAACCACGACCAGCACCAACCAAAAGAGATTGCTTGATCTTGTCCATGGCTTCTTTCAGAGCCAGGAAGTACAAAGAGAATTCCTTCTTCGTGATGACGGAAAGTTCCATCTTGAGACGCTCAGCGTAAATTTCAAACTTCTCATCAAACTCTTCATCGCTCCATTTCGAAGCGTATTCTTCCAAAGCCTCAGAACAAAGATGGCGAAGCTTGTCGTTGGGATCTGCACCGTGCAGGAAGGCTTTAGGAAGCTTCATCTTGCTATCAGGATTGATGTCCTCCATTTGTTCGTGCGCGACCTTGTAGGACCGCTGGATAGCTTCTAGCGCCAAAGAATCTCGCTCTTCGTCTTCGGGTTCGCTTTCGTACATGTCAAAGTACGAATCGAGCATTTGATCTCCATTCTTTGGATAGAGTTCGCACTTCAATTCATCGATAGATTTCGGAAGAGCGTCTGGATCGATATCCATCCCCTTCGTCTGCATTCCGAGCATTTTGTAAATCTCTCTATCTCTCCATTGTGCAGGATTTGGATAGTGAGAATCTGCTGTTGCCAAAAGCGGAAAGCCAGTCTTCTTCGAGTATTCAATCAAGAACTTGTTGACTAGCTTTTGTTCTGCGAGCTTGTTGAACTGAATCTCGATGTTGGCGCGCTCTTTTCCGAATAGATCCAAGAGCGGCTTGAATTCTTTGTCGAGGGCGCGAAATACTTCCGCTTCTCCCTTTTCATGGTTTTGGAAAACGCAAAATGAAGGAATGCCTGCAATACAAGCGCTCGACATGATGATTCCCTTGTTGTACTTTTCCAACATTCGAAAATCAATTCTTGGATATCGATAGAATCCTTTTTGGTAGGATTCAGAAATGAGTCGACAAATATTCTGATATCCTTCCTTGTTTGCGGCCAGAAGAACAAGATGATGCCTTCGGCGCAAAGGATCTGCCCATTTATTTTTCGATTCCGACTCAACTTCAACAACCAAGTCTTCGGATTCGATGGCGGGAGCAATGACAGGATGTTCGTCAGATTCTACAGAATCGAGAACTTCTCCTTTGCTATTTTTCAATCTTGCCCATTCGTCCAAGTCTGGATGGTAATAGGCTTCTACGCCAAACAATCCCTTGAAGTTAACGCCCTTCTTTTTGAGAGCACTTTTCGCTTGTTGAAGATATCCCCAAGCAATTGCAGTACCATGATCTGTAATTGCCAATCCGTCGCCACCATTTTTTAGAACCCAATCGAAATGCTCAGAAGGAGCCCCGATTGCATCGCCCACCGAAAGTGCGTGAGCATGAAGACCAACAAACTTTACTTCAGACATTTTTCCTCTTCTTTACTGATTCATCTGCCACAGGACGAATCTTCTGTCATCGGCCAAAATTCTTCCGCCAGAATCAGATGCAGAGCTATACATCACAGAGCCTTGGTATGTGTCGTGTTCAAGCCCTAGCGCGTGGCCAAGCTCATGAACAAGGACAACGACAGAATCCTCCGTTGGAGTTGCGACATCGATTGTAATCACAGCTTGAGTCATGTGCCAGCCATTATTTTGTCGCCAACATACTGCCTGCGTGACTCCAGTGTTCGAGATGTCTTGAATGTCGCTCTGTCTAAAATGAATTTCACCCCATATTTCATTACGTGGAAGATAAACAAAAGCATTTTGGCCAAGGGTTGAATTCCAAACTGCGATTGCGTCAATGAGAGCTATTTCATCCTCTTCGTCGATTGAATTTTCGCTTGTGACGACTAGAGGGAAATCTTCCGGACCCCATCGAACAACATCCTCGCCTTCGTAAAAAACTCCATTTGTATGCCAAGTCGAAGAGCATGATGCGACAAAAAGAAGAACGGAGAGGTATTTTTTCATTGGATTTTCCCAAGATAAATACCTCTCCGTTTCAACTATGGCTAATTTACGGCTTCCTCAAACCCAAAAGTATCCTATTCGCATTATCCTGGCACTCTTTCTCGAAGCTTTCAGGATCTTCGGACCTCATGCAGCGCAGCGGAGAAGCTGCCGCTGAGATTGAATAGTTCAGTCCTCCATTTTCGTCAATTTCTTCTTTTGTCTGTTCCAATGCAGCCTCGATACGCCTTTGTTTCCAGGCTTCTCTTTGAGCTTTGATAAGATTGAGATGATCTTCTACGATTTCGTCAAAAAGCGCCTTCTCTTCTTCGCGAGTCATCGATGGCCTGCGCATCGAGACCTTTGGAAACAACTCTTTTCGGCTCTCGTCAATGACGATTCCCTCATCTTTAAGAGCCTGAGAAGCCAGAGTTGCATGCTTCTCTTTTTCTCGATCTGTGAGCGGAGAAAGCAATAGAGCCTCGTGAAGATATTTGCGAGCAAGTTCCTCTTGCCAGTTAGCAAAAGAGGAGGGATCCGACTTCCAATTATCATCGAGAAGCGCTTTTCTCAACTGAATCAGTTCATCGTGTCTTCTCCGAGAATCGGGAGTTCCGAGCTTTCTCGGCAAAGCCCTCTCGATCGATCGAAGGATTTCATGAAACCTTCTGCCAGCTTCCAATTCTGGAGTTCCTGGCAAGTCCGAGCGAGGAGTCACAGTCTCAAATTTCCCATCGCGAGTCAAAATTCTGATACTCTCTGGCGGATTCGAAAGTTTTAAAATTTCTTTGTCGATCGCTTCTTTGATTTGATCAGCCATGTTTGAAGAAGCTTCGTCTTCTACCTCTTCCGCATAGCTCTTCTTCGGTTCGTCCGCCAAAACAAGTGCAGCCTCTAGAGCATTGATTTCGTCTTGAACGTAGAAAGCCGCCTTCTTCAAATCCTGAATGGCTGCTCGAATCTCCGAACCAGGATATTCATCCTCGACCTTTCTTCCTGCACGAGAAATGTACTTGACTGCATTTCCAAGAGCGAAGTTGAGTTCCCAATCTCGAATCACGTGAATTGGCTCAAACTTCCTTCCTTGAACATAATGATTTGGTTTGTTGATCTTGTCTTCTTTTTCTGTCATGTCTCTTCCTTTTCATTTTTCCAGTTTGGCCCGTCGAAAGAGTCAAGAGACATTAATCCAGTTCGCCCAGACACGATGCCTGGCTCAAAGGAAACAAACATGTCACCAACCTCAAGAATCTTTACGACTCTTCTTTTGACCCTCTCTTTTACGTCCTCGTAACTCCACATCTGTCCCGGTTGCGGCTTTGGCTTTGTCATACTTCTCCTTGTGAATCAATTTCGCTTTGTCAAGAAACTTTCTCTTGATTAGTTCATTCGTAACGAAAACGCAAGCCAGATGTTCGTTTGCTTTACAGAAGCCTTCAAGAGACTTTCTTTTCGCCTCGATCTCTAGCTTCTTTTTCTCATAAACAAAACCCAGCCATTTCACTTCGGCAATTAGGAAATTTTCAATCAAAAAATCTGGATTGTATTTTCTTTGTCGCTTTTTGAGTGGATCAAAATACGAAATGGCTGGGCCGTCGTAATTTTCAATTCGAAGCTTTAGGCTTTCGCAGTGAAGTATTGTGGCAAGCTCAAGAGAAGAAAAATATTTTAAGTGTTTGTACTCTCCAACGTAGAAAGTTTCTTTGAACTTGTCTTTTTGGAAAGACTTTTTGTTTTTATTTTTCTTCTCTCTTTTCATGAATTAGCTCACAGGATCAGCCCAATTGCTTCCATCGCTCGGCCTTGCGCCTCGGATACTTCATTCATCGCTTGAGAACCAGCCATCTCTCGAAAAGCTCGCTCATGAAAGATTTCCTCTTTCAGAATCTTTCGGAAAGTGTCACGAATATCCTTGTCGGCCTCTTCGTCATCAGCAATGACTTGAATACGTTCTAGACGCATCTTCTCTGCGTGTGCACCAACAGCAGCACCAGTCTTGTAGTCGACTGCACTTGGCAGGATCTCTTTCCAGTATCGATCCGAATGTTCGTCAACTGTAGCAATTCCCCGACTCTCAAGAAGAGTCTTGACCCACGATGCATGATTCATTTCTTGATCTGCGATTGTGTTGAGAATATCGCTTTGCTTTTGCGAAATTTCGCTTCCGAACTTCTGTTGAAAGTCTCGGATTCTAACCGCAGCACCAGTCTCGCCAACAAACTGAGCCTGTAGCCACGATGCCAACTTTTCCTTACTTGCCTTAACTTCTGTCCACCACTCTTTACTTGTTTTCATTTTCTTTCTCCTTTTACTGAACTGCTCCAAACTCATAAATCTGCTCTACCCAATGTTCAATCTGCTTGAAATTGTTTGTTCGAAGCTTGAAGTCTTTTGCGTCCTCGTTTTGAGGCGTGGCGACAAGAATTGCATTAGCTGGACCAAATCGCTTTCCGTTCCACTCTGCTTGATTGTAATTGTTCCAATCTCGGCAGTTGCGAGTATGATCATCGATAAGAGTTAGTCCGGAAACATATCGCTTATCAACGGCAAAAATCACGTCAGTCCGTGCAGCATCAAAATGCTTTGCAAGCCATTTTCGACGTTCGTATGGCCATGTCTTGTTGTCTTTTGGGGGAGATGTGACAAACAAAATTTCATGACCAGCACTCCGAAGATTCTCCACAAATTCTTGAGAACCAGGAATGACGGGAAGTTGCGAACAAAATCCTTGCATCTTCCAAGCCTTCTCAAGCCCAGATTCGGTCCAAAACGGATACGTTCGAGTATCGGCAGTTACTTCTTCGAACAGAATCTTCTTCGAAACCTTCCCAGAGTTGTTTGCGTACTCAATGCAAAACTTCATGAAATCACAAAGAACTCCGTCACAATCAATCAAAACTTTCTTCTTGTTAATCTTTACTCTTCTTTCTTGTTGTTCGAAAATGGAGGGCGCCAATCACCAAGAGACTTCTTGATATAAATATTGCGCAAGCCTTCTCGCAGTTCGAGCTTAGCAGCATACGGCAACGACGCAACGATCAAAGCGACATATGGTCATGAATTTTCTTGATTTGACAAACAAACTCTTCAAGACTTGATGCAAGTTTCATTTTATTGCAAATATAACAACATGGGACCAAATTCTCTTTATCGTGAGGCAATTTACTGTCTATCCTATCTAACCCGTTGTATACAAAATATGCATCTGGATTCTTTTGGTGTCCACTGTATTCTCTCTTCGATGATAAAACCTTTTTTTCACCATTGGTTTTGTATACTAAGTGAGTCTTGTTCAGACGGGATGCGCCACAATAAAAACAATTTTTTTGTGACAAAATTAAAAAATCCTCAAAAGACAAATTTCCATCCTTGTAAGATTGTCTGTAAACAGATCTTGCTGCATATCGTATTGTGTCCAATTCTGTTAAATTTTTTGACTTTTCTGTGTTTATGGTAATTGCATTCGGCAAACAACCACAAGACTTTGTGTGACCATTTTTCACACTGGAGGCGAGTATAATTTTTTCTTTCCCGCAATCACACAAACATAACCACATTGGGCTGTTGTGTTTGTTTTGTTTTTCGAAACGCAAAAAAGTCAAACAATTATACTTGTCTCCGCTCTTGAATACAGAACCTTTTTTTTTATTAAGCTCCATTCGATGAATGGCTGCACCACAATGTTTTTGAGTACCAGACTTAAATAAACTAAATCTGATAATCTTGGATGCTCCACAAGAACAAGAAACTAAGCACATTTTCTGTCTGTGTTTGTTCTTTTCGGTGAACTGCACTATCGTCAACTGATTACTTTGTTTTCCAATAAAATCGGCTTCGATAAAATCTTTACCACTCATTCAGCCCTCACACAAAGCACAATCTTCGGGAGGCTTTGGAGCTTTCGACTCAATGCTCTCGCGTTTATACTCCTTTGTTCCAGAATCTTTCAAAGGAGAATTGCTATGAGTGTAATACAAAGACTTGATTCCAAGCTTGTGTGCTTCTACATGAATCTTGTGAAGCTTCTTTTGATCTACATCTGGAAAGAAGAAGAGGTTCAAGGACTGACCCTGGTCAATAAACTTCTGTCTGGCGGCAGCCAGACGTACCAAAGCCATTTGATCAATTTCTCTCGCTGTCAAGAAAATTTTCTTTTGTTCTTCTGTCAAGAAATTGAGATGTTGTACGCTTCCGTCTTGCAGGTTGATCGACTTCCAAGTCTTGGACGTATTCTCTCCAAGAGTTTCGAGAAGCTCTTCGAGAAGCTTGTTTTTGATTTGGAAAGTTCCCTTCGCTGTTCCTTTTGAGATAAGATTTGCTGTGATTGGTTCAATGCCGCTCGACATTCCGCCAGAGATGATAGAATTTGATGCAGTTGGAGCGATAGCAAATAGATGCGTGTGACGCCTTCCGTGACCTTTGCACCATTCTGGTTCGCCAAAAAGATCCGCAAGAGTCTTTGTGGCTTGTTCACCTTTTTCGTGGATTCCCTTGAAAATCTTCGAATTGAGAATGTGGGCTTCCATCGAATCGAAAGCCAAACCTTTTTGCTGCAACAATGTGTGAAAACCCAAAACGCCAAGACCAATTGCTCGACTCTTGATTGCAAAACGTGCAGAATTTTCGAAACCTGGAATGTCTTTTGCTTTTTGAATAAACTCTTCAATGACTCCATCGAGAAAGAGAATTGAGGTTTGTACGAGATTGGTATCTTTCCATTCATCGTATCTCGCAAGATTCAAGGAACTCAAACAACAAACAAAACTGTGGAGAAAATCAGTGAACAACATGATTTCTGTGCAGATGTTCGAAGCCTGAACAAGAAGACCAAGATCTTTGTAGCACTGAGGATTTGCGTTGTTTACGTTGTCCGTAAAGAACATGTACGGCTCGCCAACCTCAAGACGAGTTTTTAGAACCTTCTGCCAACGTCGACGAGCTTCTTCGTCTCCATCCTTGACTTTTTTCATGAAAGAATCAGAAATACAAACTCCATGATGAAGATTCAAACATTGGCTATTCGGATCTCCGACTGGTTTGCGCATTTGCAGAAACTCATCAAAGTCTCCGTGTTCGATATCAAGATAAGCAGCCGCAGCACCACGACGAACTCCTCCCTGAGAAACGCCAACCGCCGTCGAGTCCAATATCTTCAAGAATGAAAGAGTGCCAGACGAAGTTCCATTTTGTGAAATTTTTGAGCCTCTTGGACGAACTGCGTTCCAGTGCGTTCCAACACCTCCGCCGTTTTTGCTCAACATAGCAACTTCGTGCATGCTCTTCATTATCCCGTCAACAGAATCAGGAATTGCTACAGAAAAGCAGCTAATTGGCAAGCCTCTTGTTGTGCCAACATTTGAAAGAATGGGAGACGCAGGACAAAGCCAATTCTTCCACATTAAACTAAAAAATTCTTCCGAAATAGAAATGTCATAACCCTTTCCTTCTTGGGACATTTCCGCAATGCGGTGGCCGACACCGTATGCCACTCGGCGATACATTGCTTTTGGAGTCTCGCCTTCGAGGAGATATCCACCAGAAAGAGTCTTAAAAGAGTCTTCCGTCATCCAGTCGGGAGCTTCTCCGGCAGTCTTCAATTCTTCTAGATTCATCCTTCGTCCTCCTCATCAAACATTCCATCATCAAAAGTTACTACACCTTTGCCATAAGCTGACACTCTCTGGCTGAAGAAATCAACACTTGTGGCGCCAGAAGAAAGAGGCTCAAACCACGCCTCAAATTTCTCCAAAGAGTCTTTGTCTAAAGTTTTCCAGTTCATCTTCAATCCAAGTTCTCCGAGCTTCATGTTTGCTTGGCTTCGAATGAAGTTCTTCAAATCTTTCGGATCTAATCCCTGAATTGAGCCGCCCGCAAACACCTTGTCGATGAACGCATCCTCGATCGCTACGGTGTCTCTGGCCGCCTGATATATCTTCTTCTTCAATTCGTCTGTCCAAATTTCGGGATTCTCTTTGATGAAAGTTCTAAACAACCAACATCCAGCAGAAGAATGAAGCGTCTCATCTCTGATCGACCAGCTAATAATTCTTCCAACGCCTTTGAGTTTATTGAACCTTTCGAAATTTAGTAGCACAGCAAAATTTGCAAAAAGAGAAACACCCTCAGTGAAAGCAGAGAAAACTGCAAGCGAGAGGGCGATTTCTTCTTTTGTCGCTCCGGTTTCTTTGTTAAATTCTACCAAGCGATCAATTTTCGCCTTTGCTGTTGGCTCGGCAAGAAAGGCGTCATAATCCTCGATTCCCAAAGTTTCATTCAGATGAGAGTACGCATTAGTATGAATCGATTCGAAAGCGCCAAATGTAATAGCCATCATCTGAATTTCAGGATGCCGAAACCAAGAGGCCACTTTCTGGCTCCAATACTCATTTACTTGAATCTCCGATTGGATAAATCCTTTCAAGATTCCTCCAACGACAACTTTTTCATTGTCAGTCAAAGACATTTTCCAATCTTGGACATCTCCATTCATTGGAACTTCAGTGACCAGCCAGTGTGCTTGCTGTTGCTTCAACCAAAAATCAAAGCACTCGGGATACATGTACGGTTTGTAAACTTGTCTTGGAACCAGTAGTGTCATAGGGGAGCCTTAGATAGAAATCAAGTCCAGATTCAAATCACTTTTCCGCCGTGACGATATGGACGAGTTTTGTTATACTCGTTCTTGAGATTAATCACGGCAGCAAGATCAAGTCCCTCGCCTCCGCAAAGATCGAAAATGCGAATGATGGCATCTGCAATCTCCACAATGGCGCCTTCCGGCTTTCCGTTCTTGAGATAGACCTGATCAACGAGATGTCCAGCACGAAGCTCTTCTACGGCCTCCGAGATCTCACAATGAACAAGAAGCAGACGCTCGAAAGTACCAACCTTTTCGACGTCGTACCAACCCTTGCTTCGAGACACTTCGTAACAATCCGTACACCATTCGGAGACAGACTTGCTGTTTGAGTAAGCTGACAGTTCTTCCTTCGACAAATAATTCACATCTTCCTTCATTGAGCACCTCCAAGTGCCGCCCACATTGCTCGGGCCACAGCTACAAACACATGATCCTTTGCCTTTTGCGCTTCTGGTAATTCTGAATATGGAACGAAGCATGGATGTGTTTTTGCTTCAGGATCTTTTGTGGGTCCATATCGCCATCCATCAGCAGCCTTTACCGCAAGCCATGATTCATGAGATTGCTCCGGAGTTGCTCCATTGATGGCGCCCTCAACTCCAATTCGAGCACTGCCTCTTTGCCATCCTGGCGCAGAATCCCAAGGCAATTGAGACTCATCTCCAAGTGCGAGACAATAGGCGCGGTTCGCCTCATGCGTTGCACGAGCGCAAGCATCAATCTTCTCTTCTTTCGACAAACTATTAACTTCCTTCATGATACCCAACCTTTCTTTTTCGAGAACGCTTTCATTTTATCAAGATCCGTTTGAGGTTCTCCCTCAATCTTCTTTTCAATCTCATCAGTAAGATCGAAAAGTTCAACTTGCGTATTTGCCGTGTTTAGCGAGTACGCAAAAATTTGCCCGTCTCTACCTTGGCGATTCTTGGCGACATACATCTTTCCAACGCCAGCAGCCTTCTGCTCCATGTTTCGGGCGATCGTAATGACGCAATCCGAAGTCTGGATCTTTGTGAAATCCTCAGAAACTTGGTCGGGCGTAATCAAGTCTGCCTGATAGCCGCTGCGGTTCGTCTGCGTCGCTGTAACGACCGGAATGTCCAAGACTTGAGCAAGAGCTTTCATGTCTTGCCAAATCGATTCTAGGCCATGCCTGCGCTCTTCACGAGGGCCGCCTTGTTCTCCCACTCGAAGAAGATCTCCGTAATCGATGATGACGAGATCTGCAATGATTCCTTTCAGTCGAAGTCTAGAAAGGTGACTCTTGATTGTCTGAACCGATGCTGACTTCATCGGATACTCTTTGATAATCAAATGAGCATCTGCCGGAAGCTTCTTGGCCAAATTTTCTAGAACAATTTTCCGTTCAAGACAGATGTTATTGATTTCGATTCCGGTAATAGAAGCATCGTATTTTCGGGCAACCTCAAGCTCGTCAAGCTCAAGAGTGTAGTGCACCACAGTCTTTCCAGCAAGCAAAGCACCAACGCCAGAACAAACGAGCATCGAACTCTTTCCGGCTCCGGCTGCGCCAATCCACGTAATGAGACGTTTCGCTCCATATCCTCCATGAAGAATATCGTCAAGATACTTCCAACCAGTAGAAACCTTGTTCTCTTTCACGTCTAGAAATCGCTTGTTGTCATCATCGTTGTAATCGTATCCAATATTTGCTGAGGTTCCTTTCGAAACCGCACGCTGGAAGATGCTGACGATGTCTTCAAGATTCTGACCACTTTCGATCCTGGGAAGAATTTCTTCACTGAGGGCTCGGCCAACAGTCTGCAAGCGAAAGAATTCCAACGCCTTATCTTTGACATACTCAATGTCGTTGTTGAGAGGATTCTGCCTCATTCGCATAATGTACGAGAGACACTTCTTTGACAAGATTGGATCATCAACATCCTTTTTGCAGATATCTTCCAAAAGATTGATACTTGGAAACACTTTGTATGCAAAGTAGTGCTGCATCAAAATCTCTGCAACCATTTGGGTATGAACAGAGTCAAATAATTCAGGCTTCAAAACCTCACAAATCTGCTCTGCCCAAATTGTATCGAGCAGCATTGCTTGCGGAATCTTCTCTTCAAATCCAGGATCGAACGTATTCTTCTTTTCTTCGGTCATTTATTTTTTCCTTTTGTGAGAAATCTCAAGTTGTCAAATGATGGTAGATTTAAATTCAAACAGTTATTCGTTGAAGCTTTCCAGAATTCCAGTTTTTTGAAGTGAGTGGACTCCGTCATCGCTCCATCAAGAACCTCTCTAGAATTTGAGGTAAGCATTGGAGAAGATAGATTCATCAGTTCCCAATTTCTTTTTATTTTTGAAAGATTCTCTTTGATCTTTAGAAGGTTTTTCGTAAGAGTGTCTGGCTTTTTTGAGTTGACTTCAACACTATCGCAAACTGTTTCGACATCTTCTAAGTCAAATTTTATATCGGACTCAAGAGAGAATATCTTCAAGAGAGTCTTTGGTCCAAGCCCTTTTACGCCATCAATATTATCAGAAACATCACCAACAATAGCACGATACAAAAGCCAATTGTTGGGATGAATTCCAAACTCTTCTATGACTTCGTTTCGGCCAAAAATCTTTTTTGACATTGGATTGTACACCGAAACGTCAGAATCGATTAGCTGATAGAAGTCTTTGTCGCAAGAAACAATGTAGACGTGTCCGAGGTTGTTTTCTTTCCGATACTTTGCAGTGTATGAAATTCCGTCGTCTGCCTCGAAATTATTGCACACAGTCATTGTTACTGGCAACAAGTCAATCATTTCTCGAAGAATGAAGAACTGATATTCTTTGTTCTTTTCTGCTTTGTCCGAGTCGGAAAACTTGTACAGACGTCCAACGACCTGCTTCGCTTTCCGTCCCTCTTTATATTCAGAGAATATTGCTTTTCTCTGATTTGAATTTCCTTTGCCGTCGAAGAAAATCATGATTTTGTCTGGCGACAAAGTTCTGTTCAAGTTGGATAAAGCATTCAAAAAACCTTTGACCATCCCTACCGGAACTCCATTAGAGTCAACGGAAGGATTGGCGGTAAAATGAATGATGGCCAAGTTGGTTCCATCAATCAGCAGAGTTGTCATTCTTTACCTTTCGTCCAATCGTGGCTAGACAAATCGAGAAGTTCTTCAGATTCAAAATCTGTCGATTCGAGAACTTCTTTCAATTTTTGTCTAACGATTTCTGGACTTTTCTTTATGTCCAGCTCCCAAATTTCCAACCTATGAACCTTAGCTTTTTTCAGAACCTCTTTTGACAGACGATCTTTTTCTAGATTCTTTTTCTGAATGTTATTCTTGGGGGTCTCGTAGACTCTAGAGTTGACGTGCCAATAATCTCCACAAACCTCGATGGCAAGATTCCTATCTTTCACAAAGAAGTCAACATTGATGTATCGAATCGCCTTCTGCTTCTTGAAGTCTACTCCGAGTTCAGTCAAGAGGTTTTCGACGAAGACTTCGATGGATGTGTCCTTACCATCAGTTCCGGAAGCCTTTGATTTGCTTCCAAAGAATTCAATCTTCAAAGCCCGTCGCGTCTTCGTCAATTCTCCGTAGTGTCGTTGAAAGGTGCTTCCATCAACAGTGTCATTTCCGATAATTTTATTTATCAAAACTCTCTTGTCTTTGAGAATCTTCTTTTTCTCTTCGTAGAGATTGAAGTCTTTACTTTTTTCGCTTTTTTCCGACATCATCATCTCCAGAAGATTCAATAGTCGTTCTGTGAAAAAACAGTTTCGAATCCTTCTTTATTTTCTTTGAGAACAAGCTTAAAATACACTCATTCAAGATAGGATTATTGAAAGCTATTTCAGATCCAGAATTTAGAACCAAAAAGCCTCTAATGTTCTTGGCGATCAATTTACCAGCAACTTCTTCAATCACTTCAAATTGACATCCAACAATTGGGCTGTTGTCTACGTCTTTGTAGTACCAAACAAGAGATCTGAGAGAATCGAAAAGATCTTTTTTTAGTTGCACACTATTAATCGTATCATCCATCAATTGACGTCTGATTAATTTGTACAGAGCACGAACCTTAAATTCATACAGAGGAAAAACATTATCTTCTTTGGCCACTTGGGAAAACTCCTACAGATCTGAGTATTCTCGGATTTCTAATCTGAGCATTGTTAAATTTTCTGTAAATGCTACGCATCCTAAAACTGTTCCCAATAAACGGTTTCAGAAAGGAATGATAGAACGCATAAGGCTCTGTTGGAATCCTGGGAATGGAAGCCATCAACTCTTTGCTTTGGTTTAGCCCCATCATCAATCGATGAAGTTCGTTTGTCTTCTGAGCCGTGACTTGATTTCTTTGAAGAATCTTGGCATCAATTTGCGTCTTGTCGTTTGGAGCAGAAGCTTGAACTTGAGTTCTACCAAATGTTGAAATCTTTCCAACCACCGAACCAAGCAATTGTTTAGCCTTCTCTTGCGGACTCTGCATGCCAAAAGTGGACTCTTGAGAAATAGGAGTCATCACAACTCGCTTTCCGTCGCGAATCAAATCGTTTGTTTCTTTGTTCAGGATATCAATCTCTTTTTTCCTGGCCTGAATCTGAGCCTCAAGCGGAGCGAATACATTTGTCGGATTTGAGTATGCTGCATAAAGAAGTTGCTGCAAATACTCCTGCTCTGGTGCAGACAATCTGTTCATAGTAATTCCGTGAAGGAATCCAAGATAGTTGGGAGAAATAACCAATATGTCTCTTGGCATATTGAATCCTGGCTTTGCCGGATTGTTATATCGCATCGAAATGATGTCTCCCAACTTGATCTTAGAAAAGAGATAATTGCTCACTCGTTAGATATCTCTGCGTCGGTAAATCTAGGGTCCGCAAGATCCTTTGTCATCGTTTTCTCAAAGATGTCCAGAATGGTATTTCTGAAAGCCTGGTCTTTAATGAACTGCTGTTTGAACTCAGACTTCTTTACAGCATCTTCCTTCTTTTGACCTTCAAGCTGAATCATCTTTCCCTTCGATCCTGCATTGAAGGTTGTAACTGCCTTTCGGCTTTCCAGCGTATCAATAATTGACTCGGTGTCATCTACGCCGTGCGTAAAGTAGATCGGAAACGTTGTCTTTCCGAATGGTGGGCCGAATCGAGTCTTTTGGACTGTCACCTCGGTTTTGACTCCGATCACCTCTTCATCAATCTTCAGCTTTCCAATTGATTTAACTCGAAGTCGTACCGAGGCCAAAAATGGGATCGCATTTCCTCCAGGGGAGATGAACGGATCTTGTCCAGGCATGACCTTCATGATGTTTCTCAACTGGTTTAGGCATAGCAGACAGATATCTCGCTTTGCGGCCATAGAGAGGAACGTCGTGAGGTTCTTCGAGATAATTCGAGGTTTCAGGCCCATGGTCGCACCTGGATCTGGATTCTCTTCTGTCAAATCAAGCTGAGAAGGTGTCGCAGCAACAGAGTCCCAAACAACAAGAACGAAATTGTAATTCCACTCTTTCTTCTTCTTGGCTTCTTCAATCTGCTTCGAAAGATCGAACAAGAAACTGAATACTGCTTCTACAGACGGCGGTGGAGGCTGCGGGCGCCAAAATGATTCTGCGTCAACATCCAAACCAATTCGTCTTGCATAATCATCACCGAATGCACACTCCGGATCGAGATAGATGCAAAGACCTCCCATCTTCTGCGCATTTGCGCAAGCGTGTGCTGCGAGAAGAGACTTTCCAGACGCAGGCATACCCGCAATCTCGATAATCTTCCCGACTGGATATCCACCATCTCTACGGTTGGTCATGCGATAATCTAGCGCTGTACAACCAGAAGGAATGAAAGTTGTTACATCATCAATGCTTCCATCTTCTTCGAGAAAGACATAGTCGTCTTTCAAATTCTTTTTCATGCTTTTGATCAAATCTTTTAATGCCATTTTTTCTCCTTTATGAAACAAAAAGAAGACAAGTCCCTTTCGAGACCGTCTTCTTTCCTTTACTACAAATCAGCGAATCAGGTCAGTGAAGACTTCGCAAGAAGCGCCTTTGCTCGCGCCTTTCTGTCCAATGGCGGAGGTGGCTCAACTGGTGGCGGAAGATCTTCTGGATCAACCTGCTCTTCTGCAATCTCTTCCTCTTCTTCGGGTTCCTCTCGCTTCGAAGATCCCTTCTTGAAGCTCGTTCCTTCCGAATCCTTTGATTCTCGGACTGGAGCCGTCTTGTTTTGATAAGCAGCCTTCTTTTCGAGAGCCTTTACCCAAAGCTTAAAAGCCTCTTGAACTTGCTCTGAAGTCTTCTTCTCGTATCCCTCGATACCACCAACATCAATGTTTGGAAGAGTCTTCTCAATTTCTTCCCACGTTTCTTCGGGCTTTTCGGAAATGGGCTTAGACTTGCGACCAAGCTCAATCAAACTCAACCCATGCGTTGCCTTGTTCATTGCAGCGGAACGTGCGGCATCGTAAGCCTCGAAAGTGATGTCGATATCTAGACCAGAGACGGGATGCAAGAAATCTTGCGTCTCTTCGTCGGCCAACCAATCAACCAACTTTTGATGGTTCTTTGAAAGCTTGTCGTCAGACGAAGAGATAGAGAAAAACTTGATTCCCTCTGCTTCACGTCCACGAACAATGCCAGGAACCATGATTCTTCGCTGTGGAAGAAATTGTCGCCAATGTGCTAGTCCGGCCTTGTTTCCCTTATTTTCCTTCATCTGTTCCCAGACGAAATCACAAAAGGCACACTTTTCCTTTCGATTTGAATTCTTGGCTGGACAATACACAGTACCAACGCCAGAAATTCCCATGTGATAATACCGATCCAGGAAAGGATCAGAAGTGTAATCTTCGTTGTGAATGTACGGAAATGCTCGGAAATGATACTTTCCAGGTCCATCAACCTTGAACAAAGGATTATCCTTGATGTCCTTCTTCCAGCTTGAACCACTCTTCTCGCCAGCCTTAGCCTTCGCTTCCTCCATCTTCTGCTTGAACTTATTCGAATCGAACTTCATCTTAATCATGCGTTGTTTTCTCCATTTTTCTCAATGCCTCGATTTGAGGCGGTTTGTTCTCTATTGTTCTATGTTGATGTTCGAATAGTCTACTTCATCAAAATCTGGCGTCAAGGACATTGTGTCGCTAGGTTTGAATGGCAAACTTTCGGGCTCATCCTCGACTGCATAGTCGTCGGGGGCGAGATTATCTATTGACGTGTATTTGTCGTCAAAAGCTTTGGCAGAAGCAAGACCTTCCATTTTCTCCAATCGACCGAAGAAATACGATGCTGCTCTATCCAAAGAAACAAGCATCATATCTCTGTCTTCGCTCGGTGGTTTCAAAGAGAATTTCTTTCTAACTTCCAAAATATCTTGAGGGTTTATAGATCCTCTGTTCTTTCCAATGAAAGCCTCAATTGGCTTCCAGTATTCTCCAGTTCTTTTTGATTTTCTTCTTTCTTTTTTGTCTTGTGGAGTGTAAAAATCCTCAAGAAAAACATCAGAAACCTTTAAAAAGAGTCCTTCTGGAATGGCCGGAATTTCTTGTCCTGGTTGCCCTGGTTGTGGCGGAGCTTGAGTTCCAGGAGGTGTCGGAGGAGGTTGGCCCAATTCTGGTGCCTGCAAATTGTTTTTTTCTTCACTAGACTCTTTTGTTGCATCGTCTACCATGGAAGACGCATCTTCCACTTCTATCCCACCCTTCAATCCAATAGACCGAAGCACTTCGTCAATATTCACATTGAAAGTATCGTTAAGCTTTAACGTGAACGAATTTCCGGTCCTTTTCGTTCCGTCGATTTGCAACAAAGTGTCAAGCTTGGTTTTGAGCTTCAAGAATTGAGCTTTGTCTCTTGGAATCAAAACAATCGTTTTTTGGTCAGGGAAGTATCTTACTTCTGCCCCTTTTCCGTAGAATTTTTTATATCCAGCCAAAGCTCTTTCCTCTCGTTAAATAGCAAAATCTAAGAAGTTTTGCCACTTTCTTTCATGCAAGCCATCATATCTGCCATGTGCAAAAGCTTAGCTAGATCGCATTCATGATTTCTATAGATCTTGTTTTCATCGATGTACTGACCGTCGTTGAGCAGAATGGCTTGGTACTCTTCGGCAGTCAAAGAAAATCCAAAATGAGAAATCAACCACATTGTTCGTTGCTGAGTCGTAAGATAGATTTTTCCCTGCGTTGGAGTGTATTCCTCTCCGCGCTCAAGTTTCCACCGCTCAGTTGTTGGAACATAATAGTCTCCAAGATCTGTATTGCAGAGCTTTCCGATGTCATGGAGAATTGCCACTACACAAAGAGTCTCTGTTGTAAAATCTTCTCGTGGTCGGAGTGCGTCAAGCTCAACGAGAAACTGAAACACGTTCAAATTGTGAAGGGCTAGGCCGCCAGCGAAACAATTGTGGTGATCCAATTTCGACGAGGCGGGCGCGTAGAGATAGCGCTCTATGCCAACCTTTCCAAGAAACTCAGCCAACGCATCTGCGCGAGCCTCTGAGCACATGTTGGAAATTAGCTCGTTCGTTCGTTCTAGAACCTCTTCTGGTGTAAGTTGATTTGGCTTTGTTTCTGAATTTTCTTCTGTCACTGTGTCTCCGTTACGTCTCTATAGTTCGTGCCTATGTACCACTTCGTTTTGTATACTGGACCATCTAATTCGTCAAGCAAGAAATCAATCACTTCCGGCTCGCGGCTATCCAGCGAAAAAACCAGACAGTCGTGATGAGGATAAAGTAAGCAACTCTTTTTATGCTCTAGGAAATCGAGAATCTTTCCAAGTTTTTCCACATAGAAGAATTGTGAGATCGTCTGAATGATTGTGTGAATCTTCTTTCCTGGTTCGTAGTCATTTTTTACGAAAACTGGACAATCTCCAAACCAGAAAATTTGATTCTCTATTCGATCAAAAATTTGCTCCTTGTTAAAGAAGCTTTCAAACTTCTGGTTCTTGGAGCCGTACAAATATGAAATGATTCCCTCTTTTGGGTTCGGGATGTTCAAATCTTTTCCTATCTTTTCGTATATTTGCTCATGCTCAAAATATGAATCGATTCCTTGGATATTCAAGAACGTTCTGAATTCGAATTGTCGAAAGTCTGGTGCAAAAA